AGGCAATTTCTTACTTCTCTCACGATAAAACGCTAGTCGCTCATTAAAATACTCGCTCAAATGTGCTGGTTGTTGTCGTTCAACTTCGGACGCAACAACTGGCATATTGAGACGTTCTTTATATGCAATACCACTCGCAGATAGATCGACGTTAATTTTGTCTTTTTCTTCCTGAGTTAGCTCAGCTAGATTTTTCATTTGATAAGCTCTGTTAATGAATTTGAAAGTAATTATAGCATTTAAACTCATGTTCCATAACGGAGTATTAATTATCTGGTTTTTTTAATGTTGTAGGAAACGGTGGTTTTATTTGCATGTATTGCGTAAGAATCCATACTAGTGAAATTATTCCTAGAATACGGACATACCAAGGGTTACCACCTGTTATAACTTCTTTTTCTCTAAACATTTCACTTTCTGGATAAGCAAACGAATAGAAAGTCATAGCAGCTATCCCAATAAGAAGAGCCGTGAAGAATAAGTTTATAAAAAAATTATGTACTTTATAACTTATTGAATTTTTATTGACATTTTTCTTTTTTGAAATTTCCTCTTCTTTGCTAAAAATAGATTTCACGCCTATAATTTTCCCTCTTTCTTTAAGATCTTTTTTGGTTCCTGTGTGTAGAATTTCAATTCTAGCGCCTTCATTTTTCTCAAGAAAATCAAAGTCTATTAGGATGCTGTTAGGGTAATCTTCATCTGTTTTTAAGCTGATATTATTAGTGGGATTATTTTCGATAATAATTTGATAACGTAACAATTTTATGTCGGGATTTATTTCTATGCGAAGAGGATCCTTCGTGGCTAATGCCCTTTTATTAATCACTGTATTTCCTGAATTCCATATAATAAACTCAGAGGAAGATACGCTTTTTACATATTTATTGTTATATGAAATCGATACCTGCTTTGGTAACTTTGATTGGTTTGTGCCGATTAAATTGGTGTAGGAGTGAAAACTGGATATTTTGGATATTGGTTTTGATTTTATATAAAAAATAAAAGCTAAAATCACTCCGATAAGACCAATAGAGATACCAATAACAGCAGAAATAAAAGGATCTGATAATAGTTCTTTAAAATTTTGCCACATATAGGCTCCTATATGAAAAAGGCCCACCGAAGTGAGCCTTTTAAACTTTAAATGATCCGCGTGTCATTTGCGTGTCATTTATAGTTCTTTTGTTGTCAGTGTGTAGTCTTGGTGATTTCGCTAACTTCTTGTTTTTGAAACCGTTGTCCTATCACTGACCCACCAAATTTGGTGGAGCTGGCGGGAGTTGAACCCGCGTCCGAAATTTCTACATTCTCTAGTGTGGTATAAGTAAAACAACAGCTTGCTATAAATATCAATAAGATAATTGGTGATAACTCGTGTTACTTGGTGTTGTTTTGTGTTCGTTTGTGGTCTGTGTGGACATATTATGGACATTGTAATGTCATTAAAATAAAAATTGAAAATAGAATTATTTGTTTAAGGATGTTAATGGATTCTTTGTAATTGCATCTTCTAAATGGGTAGGGGCAAAGTGCGCATAGACCATTGTCATTTTTATATCTGAGTGGCCAAGTATGTCTCTTAATACCAATATATTTCCTCCGTTCATCATAAAATGGCTGGCGAAAGTATGTCGCAATACATGAGTGCATTGACCTTCTGGTAGTTCAATACCTGATTTATTTACTATGCGTTCAAAATTTTTACGGCATGGTGTAAATAGTTTTCCCCTCTTTTTGGGGATTTCATCATAGAGTTCTTTAGATATAGGAACTGTACGTACTTTTTTACTTTTTGTTTTACTAAATGTGATGCGATATGGTGTTACTTGGCTACCTTCTAGATTTTCCGCCTCGCTCCATCTAGCTCCTGTTGATAGACAAATCTTTGTGATTATCAAAACACTTTTATTTCTGGATTCAGACAAGGCTTCTAGTAGACGTTTAATTTCATTTTGATATAAAAAGGTAACCATTGTTTCATCGACTTTAAATGTGGGTAGACCAGCAAGAGGATTGGGTAAATCCCAATGCCCTAATTTTTTTAAAGTACCAAAAACAGCTGATAAGTTTCTTTGTTCATGATTTACCGTAACAGGCTTTATTTCCATTAATCGCCCGTTAATATCAGGTATTTCGCCTTTTAATCTGCCTTCTCGATAAAGACTAAAATCAGAAGCCGTTAATTGAGATGCAATTGGATCACCTAATCCCGCACAAATTGCCTTTAATTTTGACATCATGCGAACAGAATCAGTTAATGTTCTCCCGTAGAGGTCATGCCATAAAATTATTAAATCAGATAATCTTCTATTATCTTGTTTCTCTCCAAGCCACGGTTTATCTTCTATTTCTGCAAGAATAAATTTTTCATAAGAAAGGGCTTCACCTTTAGTAGCAAACTTTTTGCGTATGCGCTTACCACTGACACCGTTGGGGCGCAGGTCACAAAGCCACTCTCCAGAATCAAGTTTTCTAATTGTCATTCTATAAATTTTCAATAACAGTTATTACACGGCCTAAAACGGTCAAATCGTCTAAATTGCAATCAAAGGGAACTCCAGAACCAGAAACACGAACTTTTTTAATAGGGATAAGAGTTAATTCCCGTATGCTAATTTTTCCTTCAATATCTACCAACCACTGACCATCAAATATATCGTCAAAGTTTTCTTCTAAAATATAGTAACTATCGCCATCTTTTATACATTTTGCCTTTTGAGGTAGTGGAGCTGTGCTTTTGAGCATTGCTTTATCAAATAAAACATCATCAAACATTAATAGACGTCCATTCACTAAACGCGAACAAGGGATTTTTAGAATGTCTACTTTTTCATTTGTGAAGGTTTTACCTATACCAAAAGCTAACCACTCCAGACTGGCTCCAGTTTCTAATGCACATCGAACAACGATATCAGATGGAAATAAATCTCTTTTATACCTCATCGCCAAACTACTACTTGCTATACCAAAATGTAGTGCTAGAGCTATTTTTGTATCAAAACCGTAAGCTTCAATAACTCTATCTAACACCTCTGATCCACCCTTGGTAAAATCTATTTGTAGACTCAAGTGAATATTCCTCTTGATTTGTAGGTATAAGCGAGTGTATTATTCGCTTATAGCTAGTGTTGAGTGATGCTAACTAGTGCGGACTAGTGAGAATTAAAGGAGATTTTGCCTTATGAAAGATCAATGTTCAATCAATATAGGTAAGCAGAAACGGTATATCCCTATCGCAGAATTTTGTAAGCAGTACGGTATGACGCTTGATTCTGCAAGATGGCAAGTGCGAGAGGGTAAGTTGAAAATAAAACCCAAGAAAAAATCACACGAGCGAGTTTATATAGATTTAGAGCATTACCATAAAGAGTGGTATGTCTAAATTTTTAGCTTTAGGTTGATAACCAATACACGAATAGTGAACTTAAAGAAGAATAAACACCATGTTTGATTATCAGGTTTCCAAACAAGCGCACTTTAATAATGCATGCCGTGCTTTCGCAAATACCCATAAAGGGGATTTAGTGCAAATAGCTGAAAGTATCGGCATGAACGCCCAAATGTTGCGTAACAAGTTAAATCCTGAACAACCGCACCAGTTAACGTGCATTGATTTAATGAAGCTAACTGATGCAACCGAAGACGCATCGATTCTTGATGGAGTTCTAGAACAGATGCAATGTCAGCCGTCAGTGCCAGTTAATGAAGCGTGTGATTCTAATGTACCCGCTTATTTATTAACGGCAGTCGGTGAAGTTGGAAAATTAGCAACAAATACAGTTTCAGGCGGTAATTTAAATAATGCGCGTGTCGCTGAATTTAAACGTTCTGTTAATACGGCAATTCGTTGTTTAACGTTGGCAGGAATAACACTATCCGCAAGATTACATACTAATCCAGCGTTTGCCTGTGCAGTGGATGCAGTAACAAATCTTAGCCCGTCAATGATGTGAGGTTTTAAAATGAAATTAAATTCATTACAGCTTCAACAACACAAATATAAATTATCCAGTGATTCATTTAAAAATGAAAATAACAATTCTATTTATATTGTTAGTCTCATTTTATTTATGGGTTATTTATTAATTTCAGCTTTAAGTTAGAGGTATTTATGTCTAAGGAAAATATGTTTGATGAGATTTTACCAGGTGCGAAAGAGCGTCAAATAGAGCGCTTAAAAAAATTAACTGAAAATAATAATGCCGAAGTGAAAATAGATGTCGATTATAGTGAAAACAAAAAAATTAATGAGATTTTAAATTTCATGAGAAATAAACAATCGGAAAAAATCCATTTTAAAAATAGAATTTTCGAATTGGTAAAAAATAAATTAAATAATGGTGTGTTGAGTGTGGATGATATTGCTTAGCAATTGACTAGTTTTAGAAATGAGCTAGTTGATGCTTATGCAGAATCAACAGAATTTGAAGATATACCGTTTTAAGTGAGGATGTTATGTATCAGAATCAAGTTGAAAATGAACAACGTGCTTTTCATATTCCAGTTGCTCAACGTGTCGATGGATTAAATCACACTGCTAAATTACGTTCTCGTCACTTTGGTTTACAAAATGAAGAATTAAAACGCTTCTTTTTTGATATGCGTGATAGATTTGATGACTGCTACCAAGAAAATAAAAAATTCTTAGGTGTTATTTTATATATGGCAGGCATTCCAAAAGAAAGACATGATTTAAAATTTGAAGATTTTAAAACAGAAGAAATTTTCGACATTATTAAAGCCATTAATCATATCAAAGCCGTTACGGCATTATTACCTAAACAATTAGCATTACCGCAATAATTAATTAAACCCAAAGTAAAAATAAATGACCTTAATCGGTTAGGGCTTTTTGCAACCTAAATAAAGGAAATTAACTATGAATACATCAATACCAACTCCCATTTTTACGCCTAGTTTAGTGTCTGAAATTGAACAAGCATTAGTTTTAGATTCTGCATTAGTATTTGCACGTAATGAACAAAAGCAAGCCTGTGCGGATAAATACGCATCCCGTATTCGCAAGTTATCTAGTCTTATCATTCAAAACAAAATGGATTATGCCGACATTGCTGAACTGTTGGAAAGTGAAGCATCAGAGCTAGAACGTCAAGCACAAGAACTGGTTTGATATGACTATCGCGGTGGAGAATAACAGCGACGTATTTATCTCAATGCGTCGCCAAAAAGAAGAATTTCAGCCAGGGTTATCGCCAAAAGCGTCCTTGGCTGAACGCATTATGTATGATGCAAACCCGCTTGATATTGAATTCCGTAATAGCATCTTAGGTAATGTGCCCGATTCATTAGCGATTTATTTTGCTACCCGATATTCAAAAATATTTAAAAGTGGGAAAAAAGATAGTAGACGTCTTGCTAATACCTTTTTACGCAAATTTGCACAGAATGTATTACCAAGATACAACCTTGTTTTATCTCAATATCAATTTGATGGTGTTACATCAGGTTATGATTTTTTCCCTGAAAAATACGTCGAACAAATTTCTAACCTACATACATTAGACCGCGGAACTATCAAAGAGCTGGCGAACGATATCGCCCGCTATCTTACTTCTACATTTACCGAATTTTGTCAGCGTGCCGATTATGAAAATGAAGCAGACGGGGCTAAGTTCGGCTACAAGAGAATAAGTAAGATCACCTCACAAATAGGCACTACACCGCCGTACTGGAACCAGTTCACACAAGGGCGTGGAATAACAGAAGGACAAATGTTATCAGGCTTATTACGCATGATGTCTGATAAATGGTGGTATGGACGTTTAAAGCGTATGCGCGATTTGCGTGCTGAACATCTGGCCATTGCTATTGGGCAGGTTAATAACAATGCATCACCTTATGTTTCTAGAAAAGCCTTGAATGAATGGATAGAGCAGAAAAAACGTAATTGGGAATACATTAAAGATTTTGATTTACAAAATGAGCACGGTGATCGCGTTTCTCTTGAAGAAATGGTGTTAGCCAGTGTTTCAAATCCTGCAGTGCGTCGAGGTGAATTAATGGTGCGTATGCGTGGGTTTGAAGATTTAGCCAAAGAAATGGGCTATGTCGGTGATTTTTACACACTCACAGCACCATCCAAATATCACAATACATATAGTAAGGGCGGTTTCATTGATAAATGGAACGGTGCATCACCGCGTGATGTTCAAAAATACCTCTGCAAAGTCTGGTCAAAAGTTCGTGCCGAGTATGCGCGCGAAGATATTCGCCCATTCGGTTTCCGTGTTGTAGAACCCCATCATGATTCAACTCCGCACTGGCATTTATTGTTATTTGTTCATCCTGATCATGTAGGACGTTTACGTGAAATTTTCGCGAAATATGCCCGTGAAGAGGATGCCTTTGAGTTAAAAACTAAAGAGGCTAAAGAAGCCCGATTTTTAGTTAAACCGATTGATGAGGAATTCGGGTCAGCAACAGGTTATATCGCTAAATATATTTCTAAAAATATTGATGGGTATGCCATGGACGATGAGATTGATACAGAAACGGGGCAAAAGTGTAAAGACATGGCTAAGTCGGTTTCTGCGTGGGCGAGCTTGCACCGTATTCGTCAATTTCAACAAATCGGAGGTGCCCCAGTGTCAGTGTGGCGTGAGTTGAGACGATTACCAGGTGATGAACAAATTCTAGCAACGGAAGATATGGATAACGTGCGCTTTGCTACTGATGTGCCTAATTGGTCAGCCTACACCGAGTTACAAGGTGGTGCGACAGTAAAACGTAAAGATTTAACCGTGAGACTGTCTTATGAGGTCACAGAGATGGGGAATGAATACGGTGAAGACGTTAAGAAAATCAAAGGGGTTTACTCGCCTGCAGTGGGCGAGGACTCATTTTATCTTACCCGCACGGCTAAATGGGAACTGGTCGCCAAAGAATCCACATCTGTTAAAGGGAGTGGTTTGGCTTTTGATGGCGCGAATAGCGCCCCTTGGAGTTCTGTCAATAACTGTACGGGGGAAACCCGAACGATTAACGATGAAGAAAAGGTGGTAACGGAAATTTTAGATAATTTCAAGTCAATCGGGCATGAAATTACCTTAGAAGATGCCCAAAAAATGAGAAATGGGTCGGGAATAGTCATTGATGATAAGGCATTTAGAAGTTTTGACGATGGTTCTTTGATAAGAACGGGCACAACACAACTGAAATACCGTCAATTTCACGAAAGGAAAGACCGTATTTTTAATAAAGTAAATAAATTAAGAGAGCACAGTCATGAAGAAAATAGAAATCACAGTCGAATTGCTTAATGATATTTGTGAAAAATATTCAAGAGCGTTATTTGAGTGGCAAAAAAATTGGAAGAATAATCAATTTCATCGAAATAGAATATTGCATAAAGGGCGTCAGGTTGGTGCTGATTGGTATTTTTCATTAGAAGCATTACATGATGCAATGTTGACAGGAAGAAACAAACTATTTTTAGGTGAAATGAGTGAGAGCGCGTTAGTTTACTTTTGTGGGCATTTAAATATTAAGCATAATGAAGTGGGCTTTTTTGAGTTAAGTAACGGTGCTCAAATTTCATTTATTAGAGAGCTAGAAACAACTTTTAGTGGGCGATTTGGCGATGTCTATATTTCAGAATGGGCATGGCTAGAATTGCCAAAAGAATGGGTAGATATTGCGTTAAATATAACGTTACATGACCGCTGGAGAAGGACTTTTTACTCATCACGTAGTGAACTAGATAACAGCGGAGACTTAAAATACCACATCTTTGATGGTGACAAAGTGAATGGTGAGCCCACTTTTTTCGACCGTGTTAACGGTTGGGATGTTCCCGAAATTATCAATGTAAATAATATGATTGGTCATTTTGAGTGTCATGATAGATGGGGGGAAGAGATACTTTGTAAGTTAAATTATTAATATAAAATAAAACCATCGTTCATACATGTGATGGTTTTAACATTTATTATCACTTAGGGGTTCACAAAAATCACAAAGCTATTATACTGTTTATTCATACAGCATTCTTTAAGGGTATGATAATGACAGATAATATAAAAAGCATGGAAGCATTTGAAAGAATAGCTCTTATCGCAAAAGTAGGCAGTTTTGATTCTTTCACATCACAGGAAAAAGATATTGTTTTATCATTAATATTTGAGTTAGCCGACAATGCCAGAGTGGATTTATTGGAAAAAAATAAGCCACAAAATGTGGCTCAATAATTTAAGCAATGGGCGCTTTGAGTAAATCAAGCGCCATTTGTTTATTATCTGGTAGCAGTTTATCAATCATTTTATTCACGTCTTTGGCGCTAGGACTTAGTGTGTGACTAAAAGTGACGTTTAAAACGAAAGTCATTCCGCATTCTAAGTCTGTGCATTGACAATAAAGGTCAGCAAATTGGCGATGTTTTCTATTTGTTGTTCTTATGATTGCCTTTTCACCGCACGCGGGACAGAGGACTTTCATCACTTTCATATTACGAACTCCAAAATAATCGAACTGACGTAATTTTACCTTTTTTTGCCTCATTCTGCACCCAAACTGTCGTTATCTTTCTTAAAGTTGATATGCAAATGTGACGGTATTTCAGGGTCACTATTGACGGCATTCTCAAACATGCGTTGCACAGGAATAACCTCATCTTGTCGATAGGCTTCACGGGCTTTGATTGGGTCACCTAAACCGCCAACGTTGCCAGGAATGATACCAGCTAACCCCGCAGGGAATCGATGTGCAGTTAAAACATCTTGCGCGCTGATATTTTTAACATTATTAAATTCATCCTTTGCCGAAATATCACCAATCGGCATAAATTTTATGCCTTCAGGGTCGCCTTTGGGAATATGCACAAACATAGTGGAAAAATTACCAATGCCCTTGCTACCTTCAAGATTTTTAATGATTTGGGCTTCCACTTCATCGGTGAGTGAGGGGTCATTACAATAAAATACCCCACCAGTATGTGCCCCGTTATGATAATAACGACGACGGAAAATAGTCGCTTCACTGTTTAACAATGCTGAGTGAATACCTGCGATATAATCGGGAATGCCGTAAACTTGTTGCTGTGGGTCATATTGTTTGATGAAAATCACATCTTCAGGGGGATAAGATAATGGTTCACCTTCAATTAAAATCACAAAATCCCCATCTTTACGGCAACGTAGGAAAAGAGACGGTAAAACAAATAATTGAACAACATTTCCCCAGTAATCTCTGACTTTTAAAATAGCAGTATCACCAAACGTGAGATAACACATTACTGAGGCTTTTAGTTGTTCATGACTGAGCCCACCGCCTAAAAAATCCGATAAAATCATATTTTGGCGAGCATAAAGAACGCCACCATGCTGTGCATTGAGATTAACTAACTGAGCTAATGCGGTTCTATCAATGGGTAATGAATAGTGATCATGTTGATTGTCATACCAGATGTTTTGATAATCTGTATGCGTTGTTAATATCGGTTCGGGTTTGCCAATGGTAACAATACTCATATTTTTTTTAGGAGTATTGGAAGTTGAAATAGAGAGGTTCTTCCGTGATTTTTTCTTAGCCATTACGATGCCTTTGGAAATATCCATTTAGATTTACGTTGATTATCAGTGTTTAACGGTTCGTTAATTACTGCGTGAGAAATAGCCCAAAAGGCGTCAGCATGTCCAGTTTCAACACTTCGGTCTGCGACAAATGTCATTACGCCCCCTTTACTGGTAGTATCTCTGTGAATGCCCAGAAAACTGGCTGTAATTTCCTTTTGTTCTTTATCCCATTCAATGCGTTCCTCATCGACTAAATCAATCATTTTCAAAACAAGTTGAGTTTTCATTGTGAGACTGTAATTAATTTTCATAGTCTCCCTGGGTGCGAATGCTTCAACCATGTCATATACACCGCTTCCAAGTCCTGAAACATCTATCCCGATATGAGTAAATCGGTAGCGTTCATACAGTTCTTTTATATGATACATTTGGCGTTTCCATGCCATGCCTTGCCAGTAATGAACAGCGAGAACGCGAAACCTTTCTCCAGGTGAAGAGGGCGGAGCTAAAATAGCAAATGCGGAGGTATCACCTGAACGGGCAGGGTCATAACCGCCCCATACTTCACGATTACCAAAAGGACGTGGAGCATTGGGGTCATAGTCTTCCCATAGACCCACATCAACCCAGCATTTCTCTAAATCGTTATATTTAAAAACAGATGCGCCACTATCAACAAAGACGCACATATACAACATATTGAAGGTATCTTTGTTATAGCGATTACGAAGTTTTTCGATTGATGCCAGGTTAAAACCGCCCTTGATAGCATCTTCTAACGTAATGACGTAACGCCATTGCCCATCAGGACAATCGCGTCCACCGTCCTGCATTTCTTTAAATGTAGGAAATTTGATATTTTTACGGGCTTTTTCTGTACCGCGCCACTCGTCGCCCGTCCAAAACGGGTATGCGGGATGGGTTTTTGAGCTAGGCGTAGAAAAATAGGTTGTGCGCCATTTATCGTGGGTTGCCATTGCAGAGGCAACTTCATTTAAATGTTTAAAGTTAGGCACCCAAAAATATTCGTCACAATAAAGATGACCTGAATAGCTTTGCGCGGTGTTTTTATTGGTGGATAAAAAGCGAAGTTCTGCGCCATTGCTTAAACGAATCGGGTTACCCGTTAATGTCACCCCGAAAAATTGCTCTGCAATATTGACAATATATGAGCGGAAAACCTCGGCTTGCGGTTTTGAGGCCGATAAAAAGATTTGTGGGTCACCCGTGAGTACCGCATTTTCCAGCGCTTCAAACGCAAAATACCAAGTCGCCCCAATTTGGCGTGACTTTAAAATATTACGAATGGATTTTTTAATGTTATTGCGTAAATGTTTTTGATAGCCAAAAAGCATTTTGTCAGCGAATTGCTGAAATTGTTCTTCTGTTAATTCAGAAATATCATTCTTACGATAGCGTTTTTTCTTCCTTGGTTCACCATCGTCAGACTCATTATCATTTGAGTAGCTAGATTGATTATTTTGTGCTTTTGCCTGTGCCAGCTTCTCTGCGTGTTTATTTTGTTGCGCCATCAATTTGATATGATGGTTAATTAAACGGTCTAACTCCTCTTGTTCAAAAACAGTTTTATTGTTTCGCTCACTGAGCAAAATAATGCGTCGATTAATCGCATCTAAAACCGATTCATGACTGAGTAAATCCTGCCAATTCCCTTTTTCAGCCCAATAGTAAACGATCCGCCTATTCGGCAAATTAAGTTCTGTTGCAATTTCTGCAGGAGTATAGCGTCGCAAGTACAGCGATTTCGCTACTCCTATTAATTCATCTGAATATCGTGAGTTCGCCATAATGTAAAACATTATGCCGAGTCACAGCCTATCTGGCGTTGCCACAAATTTGGTTATGCGCCATATCCAAATTTAACCATTCGCCCACCTGATGGAATTTCGCAATACTATTGACTCAAACGGAAGTGATGAAAATACCCACGGATGGGGGATGCTATGTAATGTCACAATTAATGACAAATTGGCTTTGTATCGCAACAGCGGGAGATACGGTTGATGGTCGAATTATTGAGGACAGTTGGATTTTAGATTCTGCTGAACTTTATGACCGCCAACTCTATACCGCGTGTATTTGGCCAGAGCATGAGCGCTGGTTCGGTTCGATGGGCGAAGTATTAGAGTTAAAAGCCGAACGTGACGAAGAAGGAACGTTAAAACTTTATGCTCGGCTACGTCCTAATCAGCATTTACTGCAAGCGAATCGTGACGGCCAGTTGCTTTTTACCTCCGCAGAATTTACCCCGACAGGCAATTTTCGCGGAACAGGGAAAACTTATCTTGAAGGGCTGGGCGTGACTTGTTCGCCAGCTAGTGTCGGAACAGACCGACTGCAATTTAATAAAAACGGTAAGAAGTTTCGCTATGGTGCATCAAAACCGTTGGTTATTGATGAGGTTAGAGAATTTAAGGAAGAAAAAATGCCAAAAGGAAAGGGAAAAAACGTATTTCGTAGCATTTTCGGTATCGAAGAGCCGAGCGTCGATGATGTGCCGGAGGAAGTTGGCGACAAGGATGCAATGCAAGCACTTGCAGAAGCATTATCTGAAATTGAAATTCGTGTTACAGCAATTGAAACAAAACTGGAATCAACAACGGAAAAAGTAGACGACGTTGAAGAGGATGTAGAAGTCATCAAAGATGCTGTTGATACACCTGAATTTAAACAGTTGAAAGACAATCTGTCTGATATTTTAGGTAAATTCAGTAAGTTGGATGGTGTGGCAACGCGCATCCCTGGTAAAAACCCACGCGGTAGTAAAGAAAAACGCTTTGCTAATCTCGTGTAAAAGGGAGCGATAATAATGTCACAACTTAATGAACGTGCAGATAAGTTTTTAGCGAGTTATGAAAATGCATTAGCAAAATCGTTCAATGTTACTAATGTTAATCGCTATTTCAATCTAACAGACCCGCAAGAAACAAGTCTGCGTGATGCATTATTAGAAAATGCGGATTTTTTAAATTTAATTACCACGGCTGACGTTGACCAAATGCAGGGGCAGGTTGTTTCTGTGGGTAACCCTGGCATTTTTACGGGGCGTAAAAAAGATGGTCGTTTTTTACGTCAAACCAATATTGATGGTAATAAATATCAATTAGTTGAAACCGATTCAGGGGCTGGATTGCGCTGGGATTTATTATCCGTTTGGGCAAACTCAGGCGGTGAAAGTGAATTTTTCGAGCGTATGCAAGGGTTTATGTTGCGTTCTTTTGCTCTTGATATGATCCGTATTGGTTGGAATGGTCAATCTGTTGCAGAAAATACTGACCCAGTTAAAAATCCAAACGGTGAAGATGTCAATAAAGGCTGGCATCAAATTGCTAAAGATTGGAATGGGGGTAAACAAGTTCTTACTGATGCAATCACATTAGATGATAACGGTGATTATCGTTCGCTAGATGCGATGGCATCAGACCTTATTAATACCTGTATTCCTGTTGAATTTAGAAATGACCCGCGATTAGTCGTATTTGTCGGTGCTGATTTGGTTTCTGCAGAGCAATACCGTTTATATCAATCAGCCGATAAACCGACTGAAAAAATTGCTGCACAAATGCTCGGTTCTACGATTGCTGGCCGTCCTGCCATGATACCACCATTTATGCCAGGTAAGCGCATGGTCGTGACTATTCCAAGTAACCTGCACATTTACACTCAACGGGGTACTCGTCAGCGTAAAGTGGAATTTGTTGAAGACCGTAAACAGTATGAAAACAAATATCTACGTAATGAAGGCTATGCACTGGAATATCCAGAATTATATGCCTCTATCGACGAATCTGCCGTCACTATCGGTAAAGTAACTGAGTTACCTGAAAAAGTAGAAGGTTAAGCGTCATGTTATCACCCGCTCAAAGACACAAACAAAAAATTGAAATGCAACAAAAGCTCGAGCAGCGACAGGCAGTTGCCATTGCTGACGGTGAAAGTATGCATCTTCAAGCGCGTGCCATTGAGCGGGATGTCAAACGACTGCGATCACTCAATCAAACGTATGAACGTGTGGCCATGAAACGTGATGAATTATTGCCCATGTATCTACCGACGGCACAACGCTATTTAGATGAAGGCGAGGTGTATCAAAACCCGATTTTTGTGTATTGCGTCATTTGGCTATTTGATGTGGGGGAGTTCGATAAAGGACTGGACTGGGCGGATATCGCCATCGCGCAAGGACAGCGCACCCCTGACAATTTTAAAAGCGGTTTCCCTGCTTTTGTGGCTGATACCATCCTTGCATGGGCACAGTTAGAAGTGGAAGCAGGAAACCCTATTGAGCCTTATTTTTCAAGGACATTTAAGAATGTCACAGAAATTTGGCGAGTTCACGAAAAAATACAAGCGAAGTGGTTTAAATTCCACGCGTTAGAGTTATTAAAAGGCGATGTGGGTGATGCAAGAGCCAGCGCGATTGATTGTGTTGATACGCTAAATCAAGCCGATGCTTATCTTGCCAGAGCACATCAATTAAACCCGAAAAGTGGCGTTAAAACGCATCGTTTGCGCATTGCCTCACGATTACGGGCATTAGAGCAAGAGTAAAGACTACCGCAAACCGGAGCGGGCACAGTGGAGACAAAACAATTTATTGTTTATTGGTCGTGGAAACTGGTACGCCCGCTTTTTATTTAGAGGTCAGCATGTTAAATGGCGATGGTATTACCTATAAAAATGAAGAACTGACAAATGATGAATTTTGGCCTGATTTAAATTTAGGTGATTTTCAAAAAAGTCGCGCTATTCCTGCCAATATCGATGCCGATTTTATTGCTGATGCATTATTAACCACGGTCACAGAAATTAATTGTGAATTAAAAGACGTAAAAAGTTATTGGCTATCAAAAGGTGTTAATCAGGCAAAAGATGCCCCAGGCGCAAAAATAAAAGGCGTTAATGCTCTTTGTGCGCAGTATAAAAAAGCGGTGTATGCCAGGGCAAAAGCGGATTTATTGGGTGAATATTTGTCGATTGTCAATCGAGCGCCCAACCCACAGCAAGAAAGCAACGAATTACGGTCACGGTTATTAGCGGAATCAACCTTTGTTATTCGCAATATGAAACAGTTGCCTCGCGTTACGGTGAAAATGATATGACCCGATTACAAAAACTGACCGCGTTCTTACGTGCAAATTTGCCTGAATCTGTGTTTGCTACGGAATTTAGTAGCGAAATGGATGAGGTGGTCTTTTCAATGGCTCATGACGATCAAGGTGAAGATGAAGCAGGCAAAAAACAATATCAAATTCTTACGCAAGAATATGACGCTGTGATTGCTTGGGGGCGTTGGCCATATCGTGAAATCGATGTGCGCTATATCCCTGTATTGATTGAAGCTTGGCGCCAAGAGTTAGAAACAGATTTTACCGAACCTGATTTTGATGAAGAACCGCCGAAAATGGATGTCGATGTGATTGATGATTACATTGCCGTAGTTGTTGTCACCATTAAGTTAAGCGACGCCATTGTGTTAAAAGAAGATGAAAACGGCATTGTGCCGTTTGATGATAAACGTTGGTCATTAGCTAACCCAGAAGTGTTATTTGCTGAAAATATTGATGTGATCCCCCGTGGTGTGAAATGAGCATTCAAGGGCAATTAAACGCAGAACAACTAAAGGCATTAAGAGCCAAATTAAAAGATTTGGAATTGCCCCAGAAAAAGCGCCAGCGATTACTTTGGCGGATTGCAAAATATGGCGTAATCGTTGCGTCAAAGCGCAATATCAGAAAACAGAGTAATCCCGATGGGAAAGCATGGCAGAGCAGGCACGGTAATTACAAAAAAAAGATGCTCCGCAATATGCCGAAAATGATGCATATCCGCGAAATGCCAGAAAAAGAGATGGTGCGCATTTATCTTAGTGGTGGCAATTATCGCAATGGCAGTAAACCTATTGATGCGAGTGTTGTGGGGTATAGCCAACAAAATGGCATGACAGCAAAAATCAGCCGTAAAAGTGCGCAAGACAGCAATATCTCACAAGGGGCACAAGATAAAAAAGCGACGCCCAAACAGGCTAAAAAATTACGCGCACTGGGTTATAAAGTGAAAAAAGGGAAACGCTGGAAAAAACCTGCCTTAAAAGAAATTACGGAAAATATGCTTTTTTTCCAGGCAGGCGCATTAATTCGCAAATTAAGCGGTAAATCCCCACAAAGTTCGTGGGAAGTGGATATTCCATCACGGGTATTTCTCGGTATCAGTGATGAGGATTTTATTAAGTCACTGGAACGACAATTACAAGGCATCGGGTACGGTGTATAGAAAGGGAATTTCATTATGTGGCCAACAGTACAGGTTAATCAACATAACCAACTTCAAGGCGAAAAAAAGGAAATTGAGCGCATTTTGCTGTTTATTGGTAAAGGAAAAACCAATGTCGGTAAAACTATTGCGGTCAATACGCAAACCGATTTCGATGATGTGTTAGGAACGCCAGATAGCCCGTTAAAAAGTAACGTGTTATCAGCAATGCGTAATGCAGGTCAAAACTGGTCGGGTTACGTGCATGTATTAGCAGAAGATGCCGAAGAATTGGCATTTGTTGATGCGGTGATGGATGCACAAGCAGTTGCCAGTTGCGAGGGTTACGTATTAGTGGGGGATGCAACAAAAGCCGTTATTCAATCAGCTAAATCCTTACGCTCAGATTTAATGGCTAAACATGGGCGGTGGTTGTTTGCCATTTTGGGTGTCGGTGCAACGCAAGACGATGAAGCGTGGTCGGGCTATGTTGAACGCTTGTCTGCTTTATCAAAAGGGGAAGCGGAATCCTCCATTCAATTGGTGCCGATGCTATGGGGCAATGAAGCGGGGGCATTAGCGGGTCGATTATGTAACCGTTCGGTGACGATTGCAGATAGCCCCGCACGCGTTAAAACGGGTGCATTAACCGATTTAGGTAGTGCGTATCTTCCATTAGACGGCACGGGGAAAAGTCTTGATTTGGCGACACTGCAAGCGTTGGAAAAACAGCGTTTTAGTGTGCCGATGTGGTATCCCGATTATGACGGACTTTATTGGTCTGATGGTCGTACCTTAGATGTTGAAGGGGGTGATTATCAGTCTATTGAGAATCTACGTGTCGTTGATAAAGTCGCGCGCACGGTGCGTATTCGTGCGATTGCTAAAATTGCTGACCGCAGTTTAAACAGCACACCGTCCAGCATTGAAGCCCATCAAGCCTACTTTGCCAAAGTGCTACGTGAAATGTCACGCAGTACGCAAATTAACGGGGTGAGTTTCCCAGGCGAAGTAAAACCACCCAAAGAAGGGGATGTGGTTATTACATGGAAAAACAAAAATAACGTTGAAGTGTATATCACGGTGCGAACTTATGAATGCCCGAAAGGGATCACCATTGGCATCCTGTTAGACACGTCATTGGAGAATGAATAATGAGTGGAAAACGGATTTCGGGGCAGTCGATTGATTTTAATATCGACGGTGATTTAGTGCATGTCGAGAAGGTCAGTCTATCGATTACAGACAATACAGGTGTCGCTCAAACCAATGGAGTGCCTGACGGTTATGTGAACGGGGATGTATCGGCAGAGGGTGAGCTGGAATTATCCACCAAGTATTTAAATGTGATTACAGCTAAAGCCCGTAGTGCAGGCTCTTGGCGTGCTATCCCCTTAGTCGATTTGATGTGGTACGCAAAAGCAGGGACGGAAGAACTTAAGGTTGAGTCTTTCGGCTGTAAATTAAACGTCACCGATATTTTAGACGTTGACCCCAAAGGCGGGGCAGTCATGACGCATAAAATTAAATTTATCGTCACTTCCCCCGATTTTGTGCGCATTAATGGCATTCCTTATTTAGAGTCTGAATTGACAGATAAATTGTAATTGAAAGGATTTTTGTTCATGGAAGAACATAACAAAACACTGATTTCTTTGATTATCTTGGGCGCTTTAATTGCGATTGGCAAAATGATGTCAGGCAGTGAACCCATTACGTTACGCCTCTTTATTGGTCGTGTCATTTTGGGTTCCGCTGTTTCATTAGCGGCAGGTGCAATGTTGATTTGGATACCAGGTCTTTCGCCACTGGCGATTACGGGGTTAGGTTCAGCGTTAGGCATTGCAGGCTTTCAGTTAGTGGAATTATGGCTGAAAAAACGAGGCAGTGACTTACTGACAGGGAAGTTAAAAAAATGACACTCGGTGAAAAACAACGCAAGTTTACGCGCATGATTGCAGACTTGATCCTCTTTGCTTATGACAACGGCTATGAACTGACCTTCTCAGAAGCGTATCGCACGCCAGAACAAGCACAGTTAAATGCTAAATCAGGCACTGGTATTAAAAACAGCTTACACACTCAGCGATTAGCCGTGGATTTCAACCTATTTAAAGAGGGTGTTTATCTCACAAAGACAACTGACCATCAGCCCCTTGGAGAATATTGGGAATCCATTGGCGGTACGTGGGGCGGTCGTTTCAATGACGGTAATCACTACTCGTTAGAGCACAACGGCGTGAAATAATGAAACAAGCAACGGTGATTTTTTTCGCGTTTATTTTGAATTTTTCGGCGGGCTGGCTGGTTAAAGGTTGGCATCAAGACAGTCTTGAATTGGTCGCATTAAAAACGGCTAATGAAGTTAATAACGCCAGTTTAAAGGCTCAACACGATTTAGCGAGTCAATCAGCAAGGACGTTAGAAAATAAATTGGAGGCACTCGCCAATGCGCAACCGCCTGAAATACGCACCGAAATTATTAAGCCTGTGTTCACTCATCTTTGTGTTAGTGATGATTTTGTCAGGATGTACAACGAAGCAATTGACAGTGCAGAACGTGCCTTATCAGGAAAATCTACTGACAAAATGCACGACAACTTTACCGAAACTAAACGGTAATACAGGGGCAGATTTAGCCACTGCATTATTAAAATACCATGAGATTTACGGAAAATGTGCCGTTCGGCACAACCAATTAACGGACGAAATTCGTCAAAGGATGGAAAAATGAGTACCAAGAAAAACACAATTACCTTAGTCGTGATGGGTAAAGAACTGGTTTTTGAGCCAAATATGACGGCGTATAACGGCTGGTTAAATGAAATTTCAGCAACGGATAAAGTCGCGCCCACTGTCACTTATTTACGCCGAATTATTACCCCTGAAAGCAAAGAAGCCTTAACAGAGGTTTTGAATATCCCAGGTTCGGCGATGCAATTACTGGAAAAGGTGAATTCAGAATACGCACCTAAATTGGATATTGAACTAAAAAACTAACGGCGCGAGTCGAAGCGATTGAACGCAGTGCCCTCGGACAATATATGGCGTTACGACGGCACTATCTCCCTCATGAACAGGATGATATCGACAGCTTCGCATGCGCAATTTGGCTAGATAACCACTTCACAGAAAATCACCGCATCGCGGTCGCAAATGGCATTGCATTAGCTTTCAAGGGTGAATGATGAGTACATTAGATTTTACACTCAGCATGATTGATAAAGTCACTCAGCCCTTGAAGGCAGTGCAAGCAGGCGTGACTCAATTCGCTGAAACCTCACAAGAAGCATTTAAAAATATCGCGGTCGGTGGGGCTGGTTTGGCTGGCTCTATCTTTGCGTTGAAAAACGTTTTAGACCCCGCGTTAGCTATTCAAGACGCACTCGACATGGCAAAAGTCACGGGTGTAGACGATGGCGCGATGAAAAAAATTACCAATGATGCGCTGACCTTTAGCGCACAATACGGTAAATCCGCCGTACAATTCGTTGAATCTTCTCTTTCTATCAGAAAGGCCATTAGTGGTATTTATGATAATGAACTCCCGCAACTAACCAAAATCAGCAACATTACGGCATCAGCACTAAAAACCACTGCCGAAGAATCCAATGCCTATATGGGGAAAATGTTTTCCCAATTTCAAGGCTATGCCGATAGCGTGGGCAAAGTGACGTTCGCGGAAGAGCTGGCAGGCAAGGCCGTTATTATGTCGCAAACATTCGGCACCTCAATGGCTGAAATCACTGATTTGATGGAAGGCGCACGCTCTGCGGGGACGCAATTTGGGGTTGGTATTGATGAACAGTTAGCCGTATTAGGGGAACTACAACGCTCATTAGGCACGGAATCCAGTGGCGCGTATGAGTCGTTCCTGTCAGGGGCAACGGACGGAGCGAAAAAACTCGGTCTATCGTTTGTTAATGCGTCAGGGCAAATGCTGACGATGCCTGAAATGCTGGAGAAATTGCAAGGGAAATACGGCAAATCCATTGCAGGTAATTTAAAGGCACAAAAAGAGATTGAGGATGCCTTTGGCGATTCGGCGATTGTCGTGAAATCGTTGTTTAATAACGTCGAGGTGTTACGCAAAAACATCACGGCATTAGGCGGTGATGACGGGATGAAACGCGCCACCGAAATGGCGAGTATGTTAGCCAATCCGTGGGAGCGGTTATTGTCGATTTGGGAGTCTATCCGCATTGCGGTCGGCATGACACTGTTGCCTGTGATTGTGCCCTTGATTAATAAAATTGCTGATATGGGGCAAATGCTCGTCCGTTGGTTAACATTATTTCCCAATATTGCGCGTGCCATTGGTTATGTGGTGACGGGGTTTATTGCATTCACGGCAATGGGTGCCATGGCGAATATCGTGCTGGGTATCGGTAAATTGCTGTGGGTCGGTATTCTTCCGTTGTGGAAAACGGGCGGGGTGTTGCTCTCACTGATGAAAGGCAAATATGATTTAGTGACGAAAGCCACAGGCTTTTTTAGCAGTTCTCTCGCTAAACTGACGGGATTTTTAAATACCACAAAAATGGCCTCTTTTGCCACCGCCTTGGGATTTACCTCTATCACATGGCCAGTTTTATTATTAATCGGCTTGTTTGCCTTGGTCGCGATTGCTGTCGTGAAATTTTGGCAACCTATCAAGGCGTTTTTTAAAGGATTTGTACAAGGCTTTTTAGAGGCCTTTGACTCCATGTCGCCCGTTGGTTCGATGTTTGAGGACATCGGTAAAGCGTTGGGTGTCGTGTGGGAAGCGGTCAAAACGGTTTTCAATTGGTTTACGGATTTACTCACACCGATTGAGTTTTCAGAAAAGACACTGAATAAAACCACGATTGCAGGTCAAGCCTTTGGTAAGAGTGTGGCGAAAGCCATTGCGTTACTGACATTCCCATTAAGAATGACCATTAAAGCGGTAATGATGGTTGCCACCGCATTTACAAATAGCGCGAAATGGATAGTGAAGGAATGGGATGGCGTAAAAACCAATATTATTAAGGGTTGGGATGCCACCATTCAATTTTTAGAGCGTATCTCTCCCGTTAGCGTATTTGCCAGTTTTTGGACATCCATTACCCGCATGACAAATTTGATGTATGCAGGGATTGCCAAAGGTTGGGATGCCGTGTGTCAGTGGTTTTTCTCATTGTCACCTGTGCAAGCCTTTATTGCGATTTATAACACGGTATCACAACTGTTTGCCAATTTATGGAATGGGGTCGCAGGCGGTTGGGATGCGTTGTGCGGTTGGTTTGAAAACTTCTCTATCAGTGACACATTTAATGGTATTTCAGATTCCATTAAGGGCGTATTTGATGGGCTTTGGAATTGGTTAAGTGATAGTTTTAACGGCGTGTTTAATGCGGTGGCCAGCAAATTAAATTATCTCCCTGGCGTGAATATTGATTTAAAAGAAACCGAAACCGCCGTCGTCAATTCGGCGTTGCCAAGTGTGCCGGTTCAACCTGATTTTAATGCCATTAATCAAAATCAACCTAACCGTCGTTTTGATTATCAGCCGTCATTATTAACGGGTGGGGATTTAAAAGGCATTAATAAAGGCGGTTTAAGCAAAGAAATTAATAACAATCAAACGAGTGTTGATAATCGCAGACAATACGGAAATATCACGATCAACAATGGCAATGTGATGTCACCTGCGGATTTGGAAGAGTGGAGCGCGCTTAATTAAGGATATAGGCCATGGAACAGGCGAAATACATTGATTTACTGATAACCGAGCGTGACTTTACGCTCAATGCAGGCTTTGAGCCAATATTGTGTGATAACCGCCAAAGTATCACACAAGACATTGCGCATGCGATTATTGAAAGTGGTTTAGCGACACAATTAGTCGCCGAACGTAGCCCCACCTTACGCGCCGATATTCGGATGCAAATTGTGTTACTGGTTGAAGATGATGTGCGACTGATTCCAGGCACCATTATCGTTGATGAAGAAAACGTAAAAAAATTATGGGTGACCGCAGACACTTATGATTTTGGCCGTATTAGTGTCGGGGTGAATTATGGCGAATAAACAACGTCCACAAATTGACTACGAGTCAGCATTAAAAGAAAACGGCATGCCCATCACTGTCGATGACATTAATCAGCAATTTAACGACATTGTGAAAGAAGAAGGCTTAATCACCAATACTTCTTCTATGTCACCCTTCTGGCGTTTGATTAATACAATCGTGACAACGCCCGTTCAGTGGCTCAAAGATGTATTGATTAATTTGGTGTTCACCAATATGTATCTGGCTACTGCATCGGGGACGTGGCTAGAAATGTTTGCCTGGGGCGTTAATCTTCAGCGCAAGCCTGCCACCAAAGCCAAAGGACAAGTGCGCTTTTATCGTGTCGCAGGGCAAAACAGTGTCACGGTGCCAAAGGGCACCATCGTGCAGACAGAACGCATTAACGGACAGATTTACAGTGTCGTGACTACGGAAACGGTCACGATTGAAAAAGAGTCTGCCTTGATTGCGGTTGATGCCAGTGATGCAGGCGGGGCGTTTAATCTCGCACCAGGCTATTTCCGCATTTTACCCGTTGCCGTGCCAGGTATTGAACGGGCGCAAAATGAAGAAAACTGGTTGTTAGTGCCTGGTGCGGATAAAGAGAGTGATGATGATTTACGTGACCGTTGCCGTAACCAATATAATTTAGTGGGGAACTATCATACTGACGCGGTATATCAAGGGATGATTGCCAGCGTGGTGGGTTTGAGCATTGACCGTATTTTCTTTTTGCATGATGCGCCTCGAGGCGCAGGCACCGCCAATGCCTATTTATTGTTAGACAGTGGCGTGATCAGCCAGCCCTTTATCGACAAAGTGAATGATTACGTCAACACACAAGGGCATCATGGGCACGGTGATGATATGCAGTGCATGCCCATGCCTGAAACGCAACACGCCATTAAATTGACGGTGTATGTGGAAAATATCACCAACTTAACCGCCAATGAGCAAACCAAACTCAAACAAGATATTGAAAATCTGGTGCGCTGTGCTTTTCGTGAAAACACCAGTTATGACGTGAAAAAAACATGGCCATACTCGCGTTTTTCATTTTCCAATTTAGGTCGTGAAATTCACCGCCATTTTACCCTGGTCGATTCCCTGCAATTTAATCAAACGGACATTATCAGTGAATTGAGTGTGCCCCGTTTAACATCGCTGACCGTGGAGCTACAAGATGCCTGATTTCAAGGAACGATTAAAAGGCTTAAATTTGCCGTCATGGATGAACAAAGGTGAGCCCACAAAGCTGTTAAATGCGGTGCGCAAATTTTGGTCGGGTGTTTATGACTGGATGTTATGGCCACTTAAACAATTGGACGCAGAAACCTGCTCAGAAGAGTTGTTATCGGTGCTTGCGTATCAACGCGATATTCACCGCTTTAAAGGCGAGCCATTAGATTTATTTCGCAAGCGCGTAAAGTTTGCGTTTATTAATGCGCGCGATGCGGGTTCGGTCAGTGGCTTTATCGCTATTTTTGAGCGCCTCGGTGTGGGTTATGTCGAACTGTTAGAGCGTCAGCCTGATATTGATTGGGATGTCATTATTTTACGGGTGAGTGACGGGCAAATCGCAGGTAATCCCGATTTATTAATGGGCATTATTCGCCAGTATGGGCGCACCTGTCGCCGTTATCGTTTTGAAGTGATCACCAATAATCAATTAGTGATGCGTTTTGGTTGGGCTGATTGTGAATATCAGACCTTTAGCGCGTCATTGTTACAAGGAGAGTAACAAATGTCACAATCTATTATTACAACGGCATTTGAGCGCTGGAAAGCCCAAGAGTCGATTGATGGAAACTTGATTGTATTAGACGAATTTGTCTTTGCACATATCCCGAATTTAGAGCTTGAAAAGCCGATTAACCGCAACGAAGGGTTGCCCGATGCAAAATACATTGTGCATCGCCAAACCGTGAATAAAACGGGCGTCGTCAATCAAAATGCGGTGGCCTATTCGGTGACCATTGGTGCCGAAATTGGTGATTTTGATTTTAACTGGATTGGTTTATTAAATAAAAAATCTGGCACGGTAGCCATGATTGTGCACGCACCTACCCAACGCAAAATTAAAACCCAAGCAGGGCAACAGGGTAACGTGTTAACCCGTTCTTTCTTGTTGGAGTATTCGGGTGCCAGTAAAGAAACCGCTATCAATACCCCCGCAGAAATGTGGCAGATTGATTTTACCGCCAGGCTTTCTGGTATAGATGAAATGCAACGCCTGGTTAATACCGACAATTACGGTGAAGCCTCTTTTTTTGGCGATGCGTTTTTAGTGGGTAAAACAGGGAATCAATATTTTGTCACAAAAGGTATTGGTTACATTGGTGGATTACGAGCGGAATTAACCTCAAACCAGAATATCACCGTACCCGCGGAAAATACTAAGGTTTATGCCGATGTGAGTTACCAGGGAAATATTACCAGTCGTTGGCAAACCCATATTCAACTGACCGTCAAACCTGATTTAAAAAACACTATTGATAGTGCAGGTTTTGCGCATTTTGTATTTGCGATCGCGTCGATTTCAGCAGATGGGAAAATTACCGATTTACGCCCTAAAGGAACACTGGATTTTCAACAATTAGGTGATGCGTTAAAAGCGCACGAAAAATCCCGTAATCATCCCGATGCAACATTGACGGCAAAAGGATTTACCCAACTAACGGATAAAACGGGCTCTAGCCAGGCATTAGCTCCGACACAAAAATTAGTGACTGATTTACATAGTAGCGCTATGGATTCAGCCTATTCGGCGAATAACAATGCCAATACCCGATTACCCTCAACAGGAACAGCCGTTGCCTCGCAAAAACTGGCAACACCGCGCAAAATTTCGGGGGTAGCGTTTGATGGTACGCAAGATATTACGTTAACGGCGGGAAATGTGGGGGCCGCTACACCCGCACAAGTGAATGAAGCCAAAACTATGGCCACCAATGCACAAAATACGGCAAATAGAGCGGAGACTAAAGCCGATAATGCCCAAGGAACGGCAAATAGAGCCGAGACTAAAGCCGACAATGCCCAAAAGACAGCCAATGACGGCGTGAGTAAAGCCAATACCGCCCAAACCACAGCCAATAATGCCAATACCAATGCCAATGGTCGTGTACCCAATACTCGTAAAGTGAATGGTAAGCCATTAAGTGCTGATATTACGCTAAGTGCGGGAGATGTTGGTGCATCCACGCCCGCACAAGTCAATGAAGCCAAAACCATGGCGACTAATGCACAAAAGACGGCAAACAATGCCCAAAGAACTGCCAATGATGGCGTGAGTAAAGCCAATACCGCCCAAACCACAGCCAATAATGCCAATAACAATGCCAATGGTCGTGTGCCTAATACTCGTAAAGTGAATGGTAAGCAGTTAAATGCAGATATCACATTAAACGCGGGAGATGTGGGGGCTGGAGCTAAAAATACAGGAGTAAAGAATAATGGGGGATGGTTGAAGTGTGGAGATACAGGGATTATTCAGCAATGGAATAGCCATAATTGGCATAGTGGATTATCACTGGATTTTAAATTTCCGATCCCTTTTCCGAATGCTGTTTTTGTCGTTATGGTTACTGATAAAGATGGCTGGCAACCAATGGGCACAATTAATAGAAGTAAAACAGGGTTTACATTAACAGGTAATAATAATGTTTTAAATTTTAGCTACTTAGCGATAGGTTACTAATAATGAAATGGCAACGTAAGCAGTTTTCACTATCAGGCGATTTAACAGGAGTTACTTGTTCGTTATTGCCCGTTCATCCCTTTATTTATGGTGTCGGACAGAATACCGCCACAGGCAGTTATTTAAGCCCCACCAATGCGATTAATTATATTGCGAATAAAATTCAGGGTGCGGGCGAGGTTGATATTGTGGTGACAATGATTTGTGCCCGTACTCATGACGAGTTTATCAATGCAATTCAAGCCTTTTCGGGCGTATTGCCTTTGCCTGTGTTTAGCCAAGTTGAACGTATGGCCAAAACAGCCGAAAGCCTGAATATCACCAAAATGCAGATACCCGCTAAAACGTTAGCGGGTATTCCAGAACCACAAACATTATCAACCAATAATAGCCGTGCGGTAATCAATGCGGGATTAATTGAAAAAGCAAAAGGTGAAGCCTCAAGCGGGGCAAGTGTGGCGGGGTTACTTTCTAGCGTAAAAGGATTTGCAGAAAGTCGAAAAAATATCTTGCAAGGCATGGCTGATTCATTGGCGGGCTTACTGGGAAAATCAACCACGGTTTGGGTGTTCCAAGGAAAAGGTAACGGCGCAGAATTAGCGGACAAAATGAAAAAAGAAATCCCTGAACAAGATGCGGTTTATACCTTGGCCACATTGTTTGCGGGCGATATTGATGCAATCAAAGGAATGATGCATGACACAGACACCACTCAACGAAAATAACACACCGAAAATCAGCCAAATCATTACATTAGCGCTGGATGGTGAAGCGATTTTATTAAAAAACCTCACGGTTACACCCTCCATGATGTATCAAGACAAAGACCAGTCGGGGCAGTCATCAAGCACGGTAAACAGTGAGCAGGGGATTAAACCTAAAGAGCTACGCATCACGGGTACGATTCCTTTTACCGAAGAAAAAACGCTAACCCGTTTATTTGCCTTGGCCGAAGCTAAAGAAAACGGATTATTAAAACGTTACCGTGTGGCCAACCGCATGGCCAGCGCGATTAATTTTCGCCTGGGCACATTCACTAATGGCATCGATGCTTCAAAAATGGACGGCAAGCAAGCTTGGCAAATTACTTTTACTCTGCGTGAGCATTTATCGGTACCCGAAAAACGTGAGAGTCGTTCAGCAGGGCAAGTTAAGGCTAAAACACAAAATATGAGTGATAAGCCGAAAGCCAAAGGCGAAGGAGCGCCAGAACAAGAGCAGGAATTAAGTCGGTTTGAAAAAGAGGTGTTAAAACCAATTAACGACGGACTTGGTGGGATATTTAAATGAAATCAATTAATCGACTTTATTTATCGGGTGATGAAACACACCTCGTTGACGTTAAAATGGTGCTGGAATTATCTCAATGTGGCCGAGGGTTTATTACTGCTAAAACAGACACAGACTACACGGGTAAATTGGTGCGCCTTGATATTGGCTACACGGATTTACTATTACGGTATTTCACGGGTTACGTGGAACGTTCACAACCGTCACAAAATGGTTTTCAAAAGTTATTTGTGCGCGAATTGGTTGGCGTATTCGACAGAATGTGGCCATGCTCTTTTCAGCATCCCACCTTAAAACAGATCACCGATTATCTAAAAGAGCACAGCGGATTACATTTTGTGTTACCGAGTGCCGAATATGTGAATACTCCTATTCCACATTACACTCATAACGGTACGGGTTATCAATTGTTAAATAGCCTGGGAAAAGTCTTCAATATTACCGATTACGTGTGGTATCAAACGCCAGACGGTGACGTGTTCGTAGGAAGCTGGAATGATTCATTTTGGAAAGATAAAGAGATTGAAATAGACAATCAATTCTCTTCTGAACAACGTGCGGGTAATCAAATGACTATCCCGATGGTGCAAAGTTTGCGCCCTGGTGTGAAAGTGAATGATAAACGCTTAGAGCGTGTTGCCCTTGATAACGACAATATGACGCTAACATGGATTAGCCCCGATGCGATTACAGGACGAGCCGAAAACCGCACCATAGCACAACAACAAATTGATAATGCCTACCCTGAACTTTCTGCAGGGTTGCACCTGCCGAAATTTGCCCGTGTTGAAGCACCCACCGAAAACACCACCGCGGGGGATATTTCAGACCCCTTTAGACCGAAATACGCCGTTGACGTGCAAATGGTTGATGCCGACGGCAATGATGTGGCACCCGTTTATCATGCGGTGCCGTTACCGTTGCCCATGGCAGGCAATGAGTCGGGAATGTTTCAATATCCGCCTGTCGGTTCAATGGTTGAAATTGCGTTTGAAAATGGCCGTGCAGATAAACCGTTTATTCGCCAAGTGTTAAGTCATGGCAATACATTGCCCGACATTAAGCCAGGCGAACAACTGCAACAGCAACGCCAAGAGGTATCACAACGGGTTACGCAGGACGGCACATGGCATCGTCAAACTGACCAGAAAATTATTGAAGAGTCGATGCATCGTGAGGTAAAAACTGATACAGAAAATCGCACAGTCATTGCCAGAGAAACAACTATTCAAGCCACCGATAAAACGACAGTTATTGGCACAAGCACGTTAATGGCAGGTGCGATAATGCAAATTGCAGAAGGTGATTTTAGCCAGGCAACACAAGCTAATAGAGTGATTGCCGTTGGCAAAAATATGACGGTTGATGTTGGTCAGAAACTGGAGGAAAAAATCGGGGCAGTGCGTTCGAGTATTGCAGGCGCGATGCAAAAAATCATGGCACCGGTTGTTTATTTGGGTAATGAACAATTGAATGTGATGCAGTGCATGTTAGATACGCTAGATGTGGTGAATGAGTTGGCCACACTCACGGCAAACCATACTCACAACAACACGGGCAGTCCGTTAAATGCCTCAGCCATTAGCAACACAGGCACCAAATCAGCAGGACTTAAACAGAAGTATTCACCTGTTATTGGGTGATAAAATCGTTACCATCCTTGCCCGCGCTTGCGGGCTTTTTTATACCCTCAATATAACCACTTCTACGCCACGCTAAGGCGTTCAATACTCACAATACATCTGTGTTAGCTCAAAATGGATCGCATCGATAGCGCGTGGCTCAGTGCGCGAAATACCCACGAAATAAAATCATTCACCACGTAATTCGCACTACTCCGCACCCGCCTGCACAATTTGGATCTAAAAAATATTTCAGTTTGAATTTTTTACAAAACATATCGCGAGGGCGCGCGGGGATTGGGTTCTTTGCGTCGGCGTCAAACTGAAATGATTGTAAAAGATTTCAGGTGATTTCAGTTTGAGGGATAGAAAAAGGATCGCGGTAAAAAATTAACGCATTGATAGTAAAAGAAATTTCATACTTTACGTGGGGTTGATGATCTAAATAAAAAACCAGAGAAAATAAAATAACTCTGGTTAATCATATAGATGGCATTTTTTTAAACTGAAAATATTATCCTTTTTTTTCATTCCAAGATTCAAGTATAAACATTGTCAGTGTATGTGCAGAATTAATAGCTAGTCGAGCATGCCTTGGTTTTAGATTATAAATTTTTCTACCTGCGCCATGTGCTGAGCTAGCGTGTGTTCTTAATGTGCCTATTCCTTCAGTTATTGAATAGAGACCACTCAATATTTTTTTTAAGTCTTCATCTTCAACTAATTTTGTATTTAGCCCCAGAGATTCTCTAACTACTTTCCAGACACTTTGAAGGTCTTGTTTTGCTGGAAGCACTAAGCCTTCATCTGCAATATAGATTTTAAAAGTAGATTCAAGAATATTACTTGCTGCGGAAACTGCCTCTCTAGGTGATTGATATATATTTTCAATCGCTCTTGTAAATTCCATCTCAATGGTAGGAAAATCTTTTTGTCTTATAGCTTCTTGTAGAGATAATGACGGTATTGATGCACCGTCAGTTATTATTCCCCCTAAATGGTAATTTAACCCATATTTAGCGAATGACTTATTTATTTTTTCAATAAATTCAATTTGTTCTTTTTGCCAGTCAAGGAGCGGTTCATTAGGTAAATCAGCATCCATATATTTCTCTATGATTTTACCTAAAATAGCGAGTGGTGATGGTGATAACTTATTTATTTGCATTAACCACTCTGATGCTTTGGCTAATTTGGAGCCTTGGGGTTCATCTGGGGGAGCATCTGCATACCTAAACAATGAACTCAATGTAGCGTGAGATTCGTTCTTAGAGACATATTCGGCAACTATAGATATGACTGGTTGTGGTATTTCTTTTTTCATTATGAAACCTTCTATCAATCATTGATAAGTTGAAAATATAGCTTTAAAGCATGATAAAAATTAAACAGTATGTATTGAAGCGACAAGATGAATAGCATTGGTTAAATAGCTAATCTTTTTCTATGTGGACGTAATGTGGACATTCTAAAAATTAAGGGGCTACGTTTTCACGTAACCCCTTGTTTTATTTGGTGGAGCTGGCGGGAGTTGAACCCGCGTCCGAAATTTCTACATCCTCGGTACTACATGCTTAGTCTATCTTTAATTTCACTTACCCACTGCGGACAGACGCGCCATGAATAAGCTAGCTTGATTAAGTTTAACGCTTTAACCCCAAGCTAGGTCTCCACGCGATCTCTTTTGGGTTTGACCTCTCTTGATCCCCGTCTTAAGAGCGGAAGCTAGGGAGAGAGGGCTCTACGCAGGTTATTAAGCTGCTAGTGCTTCGTACTGATTGTCGTTTGCGACTATCTTTTTTGCGGCTTTTTACGAGGCCAACCGCCCCTCGGCATGCACCTTGGGTTTCGCAAATCCCGTCGAATCCAGAATCAGCCCCAAGTTGTTGAAAGCGAGTATATCAGAAAAATACTTGTAATTGCTAGTACTTAACACAATTTAGCGGTTAGCATTTTTCATGATACGTGCTTTGTCTAATTTCCACTCACGATCTTTAATGGTATCGCGTTTATCGTGATCTTTTTTACCTTTGGCAACGCCAACTTTAATTTTACACCACGCATTTTTCCAATAAAGAGAAAGGGCAACGACGGTGTATCCATCACGATTGATTTGACCGTAAAGTGAATCTAATTCGCGTTGTTTTAATAATAGTTTACGGGTACGAGTCGGGTCACAAACGACATGGCTTGATGCAACATTTAAAGGAGTAATGGTTGCACCAAAAAGATAAGCTTCGCCATCACGCATGATAACATAGCTATCACTGATGTTTGCTTTACCGGCACGCAGTGATTTAACTTCCCAGCCTTGTAACGACAGACCCGCTTCTATCTCATCTTCGATGAAATATTCATGGCGAGCGCGTTTGTTTAACGCAATGGTCGCAGAACCAGGTTTGTGTGATTTTTTCTTTGTCAT